GCCACAAGTAATACTTTTTGACTAATTCAAAAAATATTTACATAATAGCAAATAGCTTAAAGCTCGAAACTTTAGAACTCCATTGGAGGAGAGAAACACCACCGTACGATGTTTCTTTTATACAGTTTAATGACTTGATGGTCGGGGTAACTCTATACAGCTGGAGGGATTGCTGAATATATAGTATAAGTTGGTACATTTAAAAAGAAGAGTAAATTGAAATCAGTTCCTATTGAACTAAATTTCGATATCTTCAAATTGGTTGTTGCAGTATTAACTGATGCATAACTTAATTCTAATAAAGAGTTGTCTAAATTCTCAGCCGCGGTGGACTGAGGAAATGTTGAGTTTTGTGATCTGGTACCTTGGAATCTATATGGCGAATAATTTGGACAGAGAACTGATATACCCGCTTGAGTAACTTGATTCGTCAAAGATTGCCCGGAAGAACCAGCCCACGTATGTAAATTATAAAATCTACTATTCGAAGATGAGGTTCCTTTAGCAATTTGAGTAATAGTATTTGAAGCTTGTCCTGTATAAGCATTAGCTCTAACAACCTTAACTGATTTACATTCCGAAGTATTTTCCACATTAAAATGCCATATCATAGATCCTCTCTGACCTACGTAAGCAGGAGCTAACCAAGTATATGGGGTATTATGTGTGAAATTATATGGAAAAGTAGATGCAGGTACAACTAACCCATCTGCTATATCTAATCCAGTTGGATCATATCCAGGTGTAACAGGCCATTTCGTAAAATAATTCTTAACAACAGCTAAATTAGTCGATGCTAATGTAGCAGGACTATAGGTTGCATTAAGACTACTTCTCCTCAAAATTTGACGGAGAGATACAATAGCCTCACCCCAATTAACCAAATATCTATTGTCATCCGGGGTGCGAGGTGCACCAATAGTGATAACTTCATCTGAAGATTGAACTTCATATGTAGTTAATCTATCACTAATATCACGGGGATTCGCAAATTCCAGATTATCGGCACCACGCACACTAACCAAACAATTAATTGTTGACAATGTAACAGGAGCTGATAACTTATTCAAAACTCGAACCATAATAGTACCATTATGATAAGAAGGATTATATAAGTGACCTGGAGATGCAGATAAACTATATGGTGGAGTATTAAAGAAAGAGACGTCCCCATACAACAACCAAGCAATAGCTTGTTGATATGGTACACGTATTTCAACTTCAGTATCCTTAGATAAATCTACAACTTCAGTAAACACTACAGATGTAGAATCTGGATCAGCTATAATATTTCCCACAGGATCATAAGATATTCTCACTCTACCCTTATGATATTGCGAAGCTACAAAAGTGAATTTGAAAATAATATCACCTCTCCAAGCTTGAAACATAGCACCAACCCACGCCATAGGTGTTAAGTATAACTTGGGGTTAGTTCCTCCTGTAGTATCAAACGCATTAGGTGTCACCACACTAGTAAATAAAATTGTACTAGTTGTATCAGTAGTGGACCAAGCGAATGAAGTCAAATAAGATTCCTTTTTAACCAAGTTAGCGATGACTAATTCATCTTCACCAGGTAAACCTGCAACTCTAGGATCTATAGATAATTCATTCTTAGGATCTAATGTCAATTTTTCCACCGGATATGAAATATCTGGTGATGAAAATTGAGGAAATGGTGTAGATCTGTATGGCATCGTATCAGCAATAACTGGCACGTTTGTAAATCCAAAAATTGAAGCTATAGAACTAATAGCACTTGCACCAATAGTTGTGGCCCTAGCAAAAGGGCCAATTATTGGTAAGTCTGTCAATTTTGAAGCTACATATGCCACTGCAGATGCTGGTTTGGAAATAACTCCTTCACCATATTCATCCTTAGATTGCAATGCTAAAGATACAGTAGGTCCTGAAAGTTTAATATTTTCAGCCCAAGCATATACAGTAACACTCACACCTGCTCCTAAAGCAGCATTTGCACTACGTAATAATGTATAATTCCTAAATTGCAATTGTCCCATTCCTGTGAAATCGGATGATGTATTAATAGTCAACCAATTCCTGTAGTTAAAATAAGGTAACACCATCTCACCTGCCTCATTATTTTGTGGATAAATCCACAAATGAGGTCTCTGAGAGTGTGGTATCAAATGTTCATTAGCTACACCTAGTTTAATTGTGCTGGGTGTCAAACTAGGTAATGGAATATAATTCATCAACATCGCTCCATAATAAAATGGAGATGCATTTATCATTACTTTTACCTTCAAATCACACTGTATAAATGCGAAATTATCTAATTTCCGTTTAATCCTAGCATCATTAAAAAATAAATACCAAGGATCGTAAGCACGTAAAGTACCAACAGAATCAGACTCGGCCCAATCAAAATTTGCAATAGGAACCGGACGCGATAGAAAATCAGCTAATTCCACAGGAGCAGTTTGATCATTTGTTGAAACAGGATCCTCATTTTGGTAAAAACCAACAGAGTCACCACCGCTTTCATCAATAAATTCTACATTCTGCTCCACAGAAATTTCTTCACTTTGTATCGTATAACATGGGAATAATCTTTCAATGCAATCTTCACAGAAGTCAGGATATGAGACACACATTGTCCCAAAATCATCCGTGTCTCGGAAAAGGCATTTAAAATTAGAGTATTTTGATGGGGATTCACCCACCTCTTGTGGAAGATTTACTTCTTCCACGCAGCTGTCTTCACTTATTCGGGGAAGACGTTCCTGTGTTTTGTAATTGGCAATTTAGTTTACATTACAAGAGAAAATCACTCTACATGTAACGGGTTTTATTATTGAGAACCACTCACATTCCAGTTTTGGGTTAGGGTAACTGGAGACCCATACGAGGGCGAAATCGTAAAACGAAGACGCCCAAGCCCAGTATTTATTGACCACTGGGAGGTCATCATGATTTATTCCTGTCCGGAATTCTCCCAGAACTCTTTTCTGAGAGTTTCCCAATGAGGAAACGTGGAAGATTCCACATAAGCTTGTAAATCATCATCTACAACACTAAGTAACATCTTCCTCTTTTCATTATATATGTTTTTTCCATAGAAAAAATATTCGCGTAAGGCGGAACTCATAACTGCTATAGCCTGAGCCTTAGGAGATATGGTTTTAGAAACCACATTCACCATTAACATTTTCTCAATAGAATCGTGCTCTAATGGACACAAATAAGCTCCAACATCTTCATCCCATACCCAAGTACGTTTTAAAAATGAAGTCTCATCTATATCTATAAAAGGTTGTGATAATGAAGTTTTATCAGCCATGGTGTAAGTAACACCAGCATCTGCTAAAACTTTCTGAATTGAAGTATGATTAAACCAATTTATGCTACGTGATACACCCATGATATTATCATCACCATAAGTATATAAATTCACATTAGCTTTAAATGTGGCAGCAGTAGATTCATCAGGATTTAATATAGCATAGCAATATCTCATATATAAACTATTCGCTAAACTATTGATAATAACTGTTAGTGGATGTCCAGAAGGATTAGAACCAAAAAATTCTATCAAATCTCCATCAAAATCCACTAAAGGAAATGCAGTATCGGTGGAAATACCCATCAAAACTTGTAAATCTTCTTCCGAGTAACCAGCTCTCCTACAAATATTTATAATAACTTGATAAGCTGCCATAATCATATTAGAACACATACTCTTATCAAACTTGGCATAATCTCCAGCTATCATTCTATCTTTTCCAAAGAATGTTAGATGTTTATACAATTTACCCCATTCCGTAGATTGAGCAATTGTACCAGGACCCATTTCATATAAAATTCTATTACTCTGAGCAGATCGTATAAAAGATAATAAATATTTACGCACTACTAAGGACCATTCCAAAGCACCACCGGTAAAAACACGCGTTTTTCCCATATCTATCTTCTTAAAAGTAACTGGTTCATCTTTAAGATTTCCACAAAATACAGGCATGTACCTATATCCTTTTTTGTATCTATCTTCACAAATTTTCATTCTATCAGTTATCTCTGCTGATAACTCTACAGGATCACTCATACCATGTTGGGGTGGAATAGCAGTTAGAAAATGTTTCTTACTCTTCTTCCATGGTGCACCAGCACTAGTATTTCTATTAATTTTATCCACATAATTAACTCCTTCAGCACCATTAAGTGCAGTAAAATCATCATAAACGTGAATTTTAGATAAATCATCCTCTGATAGACCAGCTAGTATATCGCGCGAATAATCAGCGATACATCTCTCTAATACATCATTTCGTAAACCAGTTACAGGTTGAACCATATCTTTAATAGCCAGATGCCAGGGTTTCCATGACATATCTGGTTGTCCATGTTTTAATTCATAACCAAATTTCTCTAGTTTAGAACTAATATAAGAAGGAGATACGTGTGATTTCATTTTAGGTCTAAAACCTAAAAAGGAACCATACACATTAGCAGATCCTTGGGGAATATATCTTACACTACTTTTATAATGTAATTCACCCAAAGCACGAGGTGCTGAAGGTGCTTCCAATAAGGGTTCAGCTGGTTCAACAATAATTATATTAAGACGCTGAATAACGTCTTTTAAAAAAGAATTATCTATAACTGTAGATACTGCCTCAGTGGTACCTTTACCACCAAGACAATGAAATCCTAACAAAATAGGACCAAAACCTGATTGAGCCAATAATAAGGATCCACAATCTCCATTGATTGTAGGTACCTTAACATGTCCTCTCCAGCAATCTAAGTTACCCAAAGATGAAGGTATATATTGTCTTGTAATATTCAAGACATTAGTATAAACTATAGAACCATCTTCTTTACGAGCAACATATTCACCTTCCAATACTCCATTAAGAGTGGGTTCACAAAATAAATTAATAATATTCTTCCGTGGAGGAATATTACGAATCACAATGAAAGCCACATCTCGCTGGGGATATCTATGAACATCCGATTGAGTAATCAATACAGTTATATTAGGTGTTACACCAGAATCACGTGTTGTTGAAGTTATTTCTAACTTAAACTGATCACGTGTAGGAATAGAATGCGAATTACACATATAAACATGACCAGCAACACACACTGCACTGCAAGGTCTTACTATCTGTTTATTATCTTTAGTTCCATTATGTGCTCTAAAATAAACACAATTAGGTTCTAACAATTTCCTAACTTTTGATATATCTAAACCTAAATAAGATTTAGTCATTGTACTCACATCAAAACAAGTTGTAGTATAATCTTGTTTTTTCCATGTATCAACTTTAATATAGTCATCTATAATAGGTCGTCTACCAGTAGATTGATTAGCACCTTGAGATAAATAAGATTTACCATCAATAACAATAGCGTTATCTGATAATTTAGATTCACCCATAAGATCCTCATCAACTGCAAAAACTTCTTCTTCTGTCATACCTTGATCTGGTTGATTATAAACATTTTCTAAAACAACTTCATCACTACCTTTACAAAAATTAAAAAGCTTAATAATCAAATGTATTATACCACAACTAGTAATAATACCAGCAATAGCGTAAAAAATCTTAATCTTACCAATGGTCCGTTGAGTTCTTCTCCCTAAATGAGCTACAAATTTCATCATAACTTCAGAATCAGATACAGTAGTAGAAGTCAAGCGTTTAATAAACCTTTGTATAATAGGAAAATTATAACACCAGGTCATACTCCATCTAAATATAGAATATTCAAAATATAGAGTTAACACTACATCAACTAGTGATAAATAAGCAGTTTTAAACCAAGAATTGTAAAAACGTTTTTCTTGTTGTATATGTTCCACAGCAGCATCATAAATCTCTATCTCTTCACGTTGGATACAAAAGTCTTCTTCTTCTGTATCTTCGCCTTGAGCTTCACGATCTATCCAATGAGCTGGTGTACAACTTAATGTACCATCATTCTCAACATAAAAACGCATACCATCTTTAACACATAATTCTTCTCTAGCTTGATCTTCAAGACAAGGACACGATTTTTCAGGTATAAGACACCGTTCACACAATACAATATCACTCATTGTATTAGTGCAAGCAGCAGCTTTTTGCTGAACTTCTTCATGCTTTAAAGCAACTTCATTAAACCATTTAATAAAATCAAGAACATTAGTGTATTTTTTAAGTACACGAAATGATGCAGTTTGATTTTCTCTCTCAC